CCAACACCCGAAATATTAGAAATATAAATATCATTATTTGAATTTCTCAATTTGCATTCTAATGACGCGGTATACACAGAAATACCGTTACCATTAGATAGGAAACATAAATTGTTAATAAGTCGTTCAGAAGTTATTCTCATTTCTGTAAAGAATCCAGCAGGTATGCTTGTTAATATGCTACTACCAACTAATGCTGACCCATTATTACCATTACCCAAATTAACTCTACCATATATGCTAAACAATTTTAATGCCACATTATACGTTAAATAAACAGTGCCAGAGCCAGTACCAACTGTTAGTTGTACAGTTTTCCATTGCTGGATATTATTTACACCCTCATTTGCAGTATTAGCGCTGCTTTGAGCAGTGATAGCTGTTTGTTGTGCTGCAGTAGCGGCCTTTGTATTATTTGATATACTTTCCGAATGAGATTTTACTGTATTTTGCAATGCTATAATGTCAGTTCCATTTTTATTAACGTTAGTCTTTAACGTGTCAACCTTTTCACTAGCGGCTTTTGCTGTAGAATTAGCTACACCAGCAGTTTGTTTTGCACTAGCGACCGCATTCGCATTAACTTTCATTTGTGTGTCAATTTTATTCATGTTACCATTGAACGTCCCTAGCCAGTCTGTAACATCCGTTCCAACATAAATTCCAAGTTCGTAGTTAGTAGTTTTTCCACTTGCACTCATAATAAAATACCTCTCTTTCAAATTAAGTGTTTAATATAGTTTTTGAATTATCATCATATTTAGCCGCTGTAATTTTTTTACCGTCATAGTTAGTCGCTGTAATATTAAGCGCGTCATATTCAGCGGCAGTAATAGGATTAGGTTTCAATAAGTCAGCCATTTGGTAAATCACATCTTGATAAAATTCATATTTACCAGTAAACGGAGAATACATATAAAACCACGGCGATTTATACAATATCATTTTAGCGTATAAATCATAATCACTTGCGCTAATCATTAATGCGTTATAATCATTAGCGGTTAGCTGTAATGAATCATATTGTTCGGCTGTGATTCCAAAGTAGCGTAACTTTCCATAAATATCGTTTAGAACTTTACAAATAGGCTCATACATTCCATTTGTAGGATTGTAGCATTTCACGTTATCACAAAACACATTGTCTATATATTCATACAGTTTTTCTATTTCATATTCGGCCCATGTTTTGGTATTCTCATTTACTGTATATATTAGGTCTTTTAATTCTTTTAGCCGTTCTGTTATGCTTGTTGATAAAGCCGCAATCTTTTCGTCAAGTTCCTGCACTTCAAAATCTATTTTCTTGTTTAGTGTATCAACTGCGTTTTGTAATTCTTCTTCTAACGTTGCTTTAAGTTTTGCTATTTGTTCATCTGTATAGTTTTTGTAATCATTAGTAAAACTGTTAATCATTTCAATACATTCGTTAATCTTACTACCTATATAACATAGACATTCATAATAGCTCTGCTTATTACTGTAAACCGTAGGAATATCACAACACACAATCGGTACAATAGGCTTAATCTCATTCATTTAATCACCACCTTTACCACACAGACAAAAATAATGGTCTGCATAATTCAATTATTTCCCTGTTAATATTCACAATTTCCTTTTTTAAATCTCTTATTGCTTCTGCTTTGCTTTTTCCTTTTAATCCTTTTTCTGTCCTTTTATATTCATTGTCCCTATTAACCAAATCATTTTGACTATGTATCATGTTTCCAGTTGATTCGGTATTTGTGATATTTTCCCCTCTATTCATACCAGAAGCATAGTCGTTATTTGCATATGTAACTTGAGGATTGTCGGAATTTATCCCCTCATAATCTGCCACGCTTTTTGTAGTATTTCTTGCATTATCAGTATAATTATTTTGCCCTTTTCTGGATTCGCTTTCATCATTCGTATATGTTACATCAACATTTATGAATGGGTCGTATCCAATTTTAATATGTTTATACAATTCTTTATAGTAAGGCATGATAACGTTTAATTTTGCCATGAGGTAAGTTTTAAACATTCCCAGCGTTTCAAACCCTATGTAATAATTATAATAGGTAAGCAAGAAATCACGCTTGAAATCGTTTAATACATCAATGTCGTCTGTGTACCATTCAAATTCAAAATTGAAAAATTTATTTTTCGAGATTTCAATAATTTCCGTTACGGTATAATCATATGCATACGCTTCATCTATAAATGATGATAATATATCATTAATGGTTGTAGTATATTTACTCATTATTATCGCCACCTTCCATTATATTATCAGAAGTTGTAAAGTTTTCATTGATAAAGCCATTTATAAATGATGGAAGTATGCTTCTGAATTTTACATCTACATCAAGTCCGAACATGTTATTGATAGCCTCGCAAGCGCGTTTTCTCATTGATAAACCTGCGTTTCTCATACCTTCTATCTGACCATTATTACCGTCAAGTTCTTTATTAGTTACACGTTCCTTTTTTTCTATATTATTTGTTTCATATCCTAAGTCATTCAAAGCCATGGAATAAATTTCTTTGATTTCCTGCTCCAGTTTATCAACTACATATGGCGCATTCATGTTAATAGCTTTTACTTTGTCTAAGTCAAAACTATCTGTTAACTTAATAACTGGAACATAGTTATCATAATTTTCCCCGAAAATCTGATAACTCAATTTTTGTTCATCAGATGACACTAACGCTACGGGTGTTCTTTGCGCATACATGTTTAGATTCTTTGTTTTCCATGCAGTTTCAAGAGCTTCTGCATACATTTGGGCACTTAACACAAAGCCAACATGCGCGGGATTATTCCATATTATTACGCTATTATCTTTGTAATAATCTTTTAAATATCCAGTAACGGCAAAGGCTTCCCTTGTTTCTGGTATATTGTAAATATCCATCATACCCACAAGCGCCTCTTTCATCACTGCATACATATCCGCCACGTCATCATATATAAATAATGCGCTACCTCGCCAAAAAAGTATATCCTCAAGAAAATACGGATTTATTTCTTTCGGTAAATTTACCCATTCGAAACGATTTACGGCAAGATTGTACAAGTCAATAAAAAACTTAAAATATGGAACTGATTTACCATTACAGCATTGATGTATATTTTCAAAACAACGTATAGGATTCTTTTTCATTTTATCACCACCTTCTAGTTGTTTTCAAGTGAATAGTTGCCTATATCGTTAGTGTGCCATAAGGTTACGCCTCTATCAAATATAGCGCGCAATTCTTTAAGTTGGTTTAAATCTATACACCCAGTAAAATCGCAACCAACTGTTTTGACATAATTCCATGTGCTTCTGCTATTCAAATTAGGCATAGCTATTTCATTAATAGGATAACCGTACATTGTAAAAAAATCATCAGCCTTTTTTGCAAATTGTTTTTTGCATGACATATGATATAAAGTGAATCCTGTTATCCTCATAGCCGTGTTTGTATTTTGTGACATAACTTTACCGTTAATAGTGTTTGGTATAACCTGTTTATCTCTTTTTTGTGCTTGTAATGACATCAAAGTATACAAACCGCTTTTTGCCTGATTCAGTCCTTGAGATAATTTTTCACTTCCACCAGATATAAAACTTCCACCCACTGCTCCACCAGCCATATTTCCAATTCCTGCTATAGCATGAACAGCACCTGTAGCAGTTTCCACTTTTGCTATCTGATTTGATAATGCTAGGCTTGACCTATTTTGTGCTAGCCATGCTCTATATACATCACTATTAAATGCACATAACGGAAAATTTGCAATAGTTAATGACTCTTTATATCCAACTATTGATGTTTCATAGTTTATTGGCAATAATGTAATAGCTGGACTTGTTGCCAAACAACAAAAGTAATTAAATTCAACTTTATTACTATTAAATAATTCATAATAAAATACTCCACCCATTCCTTCGTTATTATCAACTAATAAATAGCAGAATGGATATGTGTACAGTTTATTATTTTTTGGCTTGTATCCTTCGAAAAAATTATCATAAGGAATATCGTACTGCTTGCTTATTTCTATAGCATTTCCGTCTTCATATGAGTCAACGCATTCCTTTGGTGACATAAACATAGACACTATTGCGTCGTTTTTCCCATCTTTATTATAATTTTCTATAGTATCATTAATAGTTGATGGGCCTGTGCTACTGATTAATTCTGCACCTATGTATATATTATTAACAACTTTACCAATGGCCGCCCTATATCCTGCACCAGATTTAACTTCTGTCACATACAAACAAATATAGTCTGGAAGAAACTGCTCATTAATTTGATTCACGCATATAGATTCTCCAGTTTCGATACTAACTGGTAGTAGATTAGCACCAATTTCGTCCTCACTACGCGGTATATGGTGATATTCAATAAAGCAAGGCTTTATATTACATTTATAAAAGTTATTTTGGAATATGTCAAGCGAAAAGTTAATTCTTGTACTGTTTTCACTCAACCATTCTATACTATTTATAAAGCAAAAAACCCACGTCTCACTTATTCCATGATTGCAAAATGCTAGATAATTTAATTCTAGTGCTTCCATCTCTGTAAACGGAACACGTAACGTCAGATAACCCACTTTAATAGGGGACATCTCCATGAGCCTTTCAGCATTAGAGGGGTAAACTCTCCAATTTTCCAGATTATTTAATAAATCTTGCGTATTATTAAATAATCTAACATGCTCATATCTATCGTCCCATGGTACACCACAATATAACCTTAATTCTGTAGTTGGACTTCTAGGGATTACGTTGGTCTGTTTTATTAAATCAATCATAATATTTTATATTTGGAGCACTGTATTAGTGCTCCTACTCTCCTACACTGATTTTGTATAAGTAATCTGTTTTGTTACAGTTTCATCTGGACGATATAAAATATCAATCACAAGTGAACCAGTTTCGCCTGCTCCGATATGCAGGATATTTGTACCCGGAACAATAAACGTATCCCTTGATGTATTTCCGGAAACAAGTCCATAAGTCAAGAGTTCCTGGTGATATGTTCCGCTTCCCCCGGTAACACTAGCTGTAATTTGAATTTCATTATCCGTAGCAGATGTATAGTTTCCGTTACTTGCTGTAATTGTATTTGCAGTTGTTTCTACAGTATCTGTAGTAAACACTTTGATAGGATAGAACGGGCTAGCGGACACCATTTCAAGCATTGTATAGAAATAGTTCCAACTTAAAACGTTTGCCAATCTCTGGTCGCTAATTTCTCTCAACTGCTCTCTTACTTTAAAGAATCTTACATCACAAACAACCGCTTGAATTGCGTCGTTTGCAAAGCTATCAACAATCACAGTATTTACTTCCACTTGCGCTCTGTCTAACTGATATGCATACGCCAAAGCCTGCACACTTATATTAGCGTTAGTACGCGGTGTTGTAATGAAAACAATATTTTCTGGTCTAGATGACGCGGTAGAACCCGCGATATTGTTGGCAGGATTTGGAAAAGCAAATTCACCTATTGCAGTTTTTACTTCTACAAGCATTTCCTTTGCTGTACCCTCGTCAACAACCTTTGGAACCGTTACGGCAGGTAAAACTTGCTTGTCATATCCGGCGTCAATTAGTTGCTTCATTGCGAGATATTCGTCCCAATTTGCCCCGGTTACCGCGCTTTCCATTTTTGCGGAAATCATATCTCTTATACCATACTCACTGAAAAACGCATTTCTTAAATTATCAAATGTAACCGTTACCGGATATTGAATCTTAAGATTTATATTGTGGAATACGCTCATAATATAGCTTTCATAAATTTGAAAAGCTTTTTCGAAACTATCGCGCGGGTCATATACATGCCCCTTACACATATTTACATATGTTTCCTCTTCTGTCTCACCGTATCGCATAGGATTCTTTTTGTATCTTGCTAGTGGATTTCTCCATGCTACACTGTCAACAGACAACATACCGATTAATCTAACAAGAGCCGGTACAACCTCATTGCGCAACGGATTATATCTTAAAATATCGTCATACACTTGAGAAATGTTGTCGCTTGTTACCTCTGGTAAATGATTTTGAACTTCATATGATAGCTGACTACGTACAGCATTTAATATATTTTGATTAGTTGACTCTACTTTTTTATTAGCCATTTTTTACACCTCTCAATCTATTCCGTGGAACCGTCGAAAGACATGTCCAGGTCTGTTATTTCAATTTTTTCTTTTCTATCTTCAACACCTGTATCGCGTACTTCTTCTTTATATTCTCTCTCCATATTCTCTCTAATATCTTCCTTAAAACGTTTTTTGTATTTTTCTTTTAATTCCTCATATTTTTCTTTGTAGTTATAACTTTCATTTTCTCCCGACGCGCTCAATTTATCTCTTAATATGTCAATCGCGTCCTCATACTCTGTAATGTCGTCTAGCCCGTCAATAATTTTGTCTAATGCTTCTAAAACATCCATTTTTTATCTCCTTTCTCTTTATGGCCATAAATAAAAATATAACGGCATTTTCTTTCTTTTTCTTTCTGGTGGTTTTGGTGTTGGCTCACAGTCAAGATATATACACCCGTCAAAGTGTGTATAATCCGCCCACTCATAGGGTGACGTCAGCGTTTGTGTATAAAAATATGCACCACCATACGCGCTATTGCTAGTTGTTATACTACTGTCATCATTTATTTCTTCCACTATAGCAACGTGGCCGCCTTCTGACGCATGACTGCCAGTGTATGACCAGCACATAATCGCGCCTAACTTTGGCTCCTTACCTGTCCTCTGTCCTTTTGACACTGCATAGTCAAACCATGTGTCTGCATTTCCAAGTGAAGTGTCGGGGGCTTTTCCTGTTATTTCATATCGTCTACCCCAGCAATAACAAGTACAGTTAGGTAATCCATATCCTGATATGTAGAACGGATTTAAATCATACCAGTAAGGATTATTCAACATTCCGCTATCATCTAATCTAGGAGTAGTAAAGCATGATGTAAAGTTCAATTTTTCATAGTAATATCTTGCGGCTTCCCTTCGTCCTGCCTCTGTAGCGGACGGGTCTGCTGGTCTTTCAAAATTGTAAAGAAATGCGGACGCCAAGTACTCCGGTGATTCTGAACTTGTTCTGTACGTGTCCCAAGAAATCGGATAACTGGAAGTTTCTCCCCATTGTCCTTGACCGGTGAGTGTGTCAATCCATTCTTCCTGACCGTAAGGGTCGGTTATCTGGTAGCCGTTGGCAGTAGCCCAATCTGTATAATTCGTTGCAGGTGTCCACTGCACCAATCCAAACCCTGCACTATAATCCCCTACAACGTCGCCCTGCCATCTGCCCGGATTTATAGAACTTTCATACTGCATATTTCCAAGCATACCGCTTATTGCTTCAGATGAAAATCCGCGTGCTCCCATGTCATTAGCAAACTCTTGCGCATTGTTATCCATTTCCTCTTGCGATAGTGCTCTACTTTCTACAATTATCCAAGCCATATAATCTGACCTTCATATATTAAATCTGGATTTGATATACCGTTGATTTCAGCTAATGTCCAGTAGTTTGTGTTATACATAGCCGCTATACCAGATAAAGTATCTCCGCTTTTCACTGTATAATAATTTGAACTATTGCTTGCTGTCCCAATATAAATTGTCTGACCTGGATAAATTAACGCTGGATTGCTAATACCGTTCGCGTTTGCAAGTTCCCACACATCAACGCCATATGCTAACGCTATATTCCACAATGTATCACCCGATACAACTGTGTAATATGTGCCTGTTTGTGATGGTGCATTATCAGGTGCCACATCACCAGTTGAATTTGCGTATAAATTCCATGCACTTTTGTCGCCATAGAATACGTTTAAATCTAACGCGCCATTCCAGCCGTTTAAATAACCGCTTGATGTGTATTGATACAAAGCTACACAATCAGTCCATGGATACGTATTTCCCATGATGGGTGCATTTTCATTGTATCCATAAAATGGCTCATATCCTAGATAGTAACCAGCAACCCACAATCCATAATCTTTATTTCTCACATTCTCCCAATTATAGCTATTTAATGTGTTTAAATTCATATAGATAACTGGTTTCACGCCTGTATGATTGTATACATAGTCAAGCCATCTTTCCGCCCACCATGAACCATTGTAAGACGCGTATGATTCATAATCAAGAATTAATATAGAATCGTTAATATAATTTTCTATATTATCTAAAAAGAATTGCGCTTCACTCTCTGGATTCCCTCCAGACGCATAATGGTATACCCCACGTAGCTTATCGTGCTTTATACAATCCTGATACACTCTATCGCAATCGGGATTCACATATGTTTCGCCCTCTGTAGCTTTCATTATCACAAAATCACAGTCTACTTGCGATATATCAATACCAGTCTGCCACGACGAGACATCTATTCCGTTCATGTTAGCATTAACTGTAATAGGTGATAATGCAAAAATCAACACCATCACAATTGAAAATACTTTTTTCATTACAATACACCCCCTTCACTCTCTATTTTTTCTACAAGTCTTTCCATTACAAGTGTGTTGTTATTGATTGCTTCAATCATTTTATTTGATTCCTCTTTATGTTGTTCGTTCAAACTTGCTATATCTTCTCTGTTTTTGTCTGTTATGTATTTCACATACCAAAAACAAAACCCACAGCACACAATAGGAAATCCTACACTTGAAACAATCTGAACAACAGTATCAATGTTACCCGTCATTGTATCACCACCTCTCTTTTTTATTTAACAATATCATAAATTTTACTTATTGTCAATACAAATAGCGCGGTAGAAAATTTTTTTCCGCCGCGCGGCCCGTGTACTGTGAAATTAAATAAAGGGGGTACAAGTCCACTACATTATACAACCTGCCTGGTTATGTGTACGCTATAATGTATCGATATTTATATTAAACAGTGGAGCCACTTATAATATATCATATATAAGATAGTAAGTCAAGTGCCATATTTTTGCAGTCCAGATTTTCAAACCGCATAACACCTCTATTAAAATACTCGCGTAGCATGATAACAATAAAATTTCCAGGCGTTACTCTTAATGCTCTATCGTCTACAACGTCATTCACATTAAAGCATATTCTATTACTAAAAGTTTCATCACAACCAGTTGACACATATACAACGTCACTATATTTTCTGATGTTGTAAGGTTTTTGATTGTATATAACTGTAAGTAAATATTGATTTCCTCCAGATGGTTTATCTATCAATGATTCATTATCATTTAAATATACGTTACTACTAGCAAATGATGAATACTTACTTTTTGAAAAGGCCCTTACAAACCCTGATTCTGTCATGGCCGCGTTTGCATTTTCATTATAGGTTCTTTCAAAAACCCAACCATCACCTTTTAATATTTTAGTGTTCTTTTTTAACATCTTATTGATTCCTAATGCAGAATAATAAGGATTTAAAATAGATACTGTATTAGAAGCCATATATAAAGGCACATACCTATGCTGTTCTCCGTCACCTCTTGCTATTGATATATGTAATGACATTAATTTCTCAACTTCATTTGGTAAATATATATTATTTTCGTTTTGATATTCATCAAAAAAACCATGTTTAACTCTTGAAAATAAGGCTGACATATTTTTAAATTTATGCGACATGGAAAGAGGTAAACAGTATCCGCATTCTACACCATTCAAATATAATACAACTATGTTACCGTTTAAAATTCTTTTCTCTGTCATACTGTAAGAAGGATAAAATATTCTTTTTATGTCGTTAAAAAATACATCAGCACAATTAGACATATCAGATTTATTTCTGTATAAATAAAAAAATTGATTTACATCTTTCGTTTTTAAAAACGTTGAAATCAACTTCTTTTTATAACTTACGCTTTTTCCCGCTGTCCGGTTTCCATCTGTTATAAATATCTCTGGGGGTTTTCCATTTTTATCTTTAAGTGTTAAAAGTCTATCGCAACTATAATATTTATCCATATTACACCTCTATATTAAAAGGGTGCTTGTGCACCCTTTTGTTATTTTAAACCAATACGCATGTGTAGAACATTTTTCCTTTATAATTTTTAGATTCCTTTGCTATTACTTTTACCGTAACGTCATCCTCTCCAACTAGTTCTTCGTATATATCCATTATCTCATTATGTAATGACTGTGAACCTGAAATATACATTGAACCATCTTTATCTACATATACATATTTGGTATAATCAGTGTTATCGCTTTTTTCATTATGTACTTCTACTTCTGCATAATAGTCAAGATTAATAATTAAATCATTTCCTGCTGATATTAACTCATCAATGCTATGCATGTCATTAAATGACCTTAATTTAATTGTTTCCTTTTTTGTGATGTTATCTTTCGAAACAAAATTAACTTTTGCGCTATATCCTCTTTCCTTTTCCATTTTTTATTCTCCTTTTTTCATTATAGTTTTTGTGCATTTGCAATAAATACGTCTACTGGCATACCATACTTCTCCTCTGTCTCTTCACAAGACAAAATATTAAGAATAGAACCTTTATACTTTTTGCTTAAAATAATTTCTGCTCTCTTCACGTCACTTGTGCCAACATACTCTGTCTTTGTCTCATTTGTAACCTTACCGTTCACCTTACTATAAATTTCAAAAGTTACATTGAGCCCTTTAAATGTTCTAGTAATCATTTTCTTTTCTCCTTTCTTTATTATTTTTTATTACAATATTAATATATCATTTTTTATCTTTTTTGTCAACACTTTTTACCACATTTATTTTTTTATCTTTCGATTCTCTTATACAAAAATCTTTTTTAGTTAATAGTATGCCACCCTTAATTCTCACAGCTTTAAGATTGCACTCTTTAAGTTCTAAACCAGCTTTTAAGTCAGATATTTTATAGTTTCCGTTTATAAACATATCCTTAGCATTTTTAGACATACCCGCGGCTTTTATATCTAAAAAAGGTTCACAAGGTTTTCGATTAAGTTCAATAAAATGTTCTGCATACATTTTCTGCCTCTCATAATACGCAAAATCAAATTTTCCCTCACATTTCCAGCATAGAAAATTCGTTGGGTGTTCAATTATCATTTTTGGTTTTTGATAGCCTTGAATATGAACGCTGTCTGTATCTGCATAACAGAATCTATCTATGTTTGCCATTGCGTGACGTATTGTAAAATTCATAGCATAAGATGTTACAGCAGAACCGATAGGGATATACCCTACTTGTTTTTTGTGCTCTTCATTGAATTTAAAAGATACCACGCCTTCATCATTCAAAAAAGGTTCTTTGTATGAGGAGTCGTCAGAGGTGGCGAACTTCCCATACAAATTGTTAAGGAAGAGTTTGGCAAGTGTACGCAAAAAACCTGTGTTATTCTCTTTTATTTCCTTGTATGTGTCGATATACTCATCAAAAAGTCCTTTTACTGCATGATAATAAATATAGTCCAAATACTCCAAATCATAAATATAATACGTTTCTTTGAATAGTTCCCAATCTTTGCATGTAAATGTTAATTCTTGCACTGTGTCAAAAATTTCCCCATCTACGTTTACATATCTATAATATTTTCCATTATACTTTACGTCACTAGTATATAAATTTTCATTTGATTTATACCATGCGTTATGGCGTATATGTAGCCAGGGTAGAGCGTTTTCTTTTAATTTAAATCTACATCTTACACGTATAAAATAATACATATCTTTTTTGTTAATTATTTCCTCATCTGGTTTCCCTCTTTTATAAGTTCCATAACCCACAGGATAATAATTATCTGATACACTATGCATAACAGATGGATATAGCGAATTTACATCAAAAACTAACCCCATTTTTATAATCCTATGACCATAACGCGGATTCACATATACCCAACCTCCATGATATGACTTGTGTACATAATCCCACTGATTCCATGCATTTGAATATCGTTCGTCAAGATATTCTAATTTTAAATCTGGAAACAACGAATTATATTCCTTTTTAGAAAAAAATTGCTTAAATTCTGCCATACAACAGCTTCCAATTGTCAACTTTTTATGATTCTGATTGAACATTTTTTCTAGTGCTTCTTTTAACACTAGTACATCATTTTCTATATATTTTTTCTCTTCATCTGTTATTTCACAATAGGCGTAACGTTCCCCTTCATAAACCATTTCTAGTTTTCTATGCTTTGTCTCAAATGATTTTCCTATATCAGCAATACTAGACGGCATTAGCTTATATGAGTCTCTTATTTCAATCACTTTTTTACCCTCCTTTATTATAATTTTATACCATTGCCCCATATATGATATAGACGCGTTAAATTCTTTCGATAACATATTGCTTTTCTTTTTTGTTGTAAATTCATAATTATTTTTTAATAAAAAATCTACAATAAAAGAACCATCAAATGCCAGGTTATGAAAATAAAAAATGCTTTTATTAGGTAATCTGCTTATATATTCTAAAAAATCCCTTATTGAATGTAAAATAGTGACGGTTTCTGTATCATCAAATAGTTCACAAATGGCCGCCGCCCAAACCTCAGTTGATTCTTGAGCACCGTATACGTCAATCATTTCTTTCGTGTAAACTGTTGTCTCAAAATCACATGCATAGTAATGTATATCATTCATAATTTATAAATCTGTCAGCAAAGTAATTTATTTCAGGTGAATCGCTGTAAAATTGCATTGCTTCCATTACAGCATTCATTTTAGCAGAAACAACTTCTATTCTTGAATCAGCAGGTGTGGGAAAAATATCAGGATTTTTCTTATAAGCTATTGCAAATTCTAATTTTGATGACTCATTGCTTAATAACTCGTTTGTTCTATCAAATAGGAAATCTCTTAAATCTTTTCTAAACTCATATAAACTGTCATACCAGTTTTTAATCAACAAGTCATATTCAATTATAGCCGTATATACGTCTGTATTTACATTCTTTATTAGTTGTCCATGCTCCATTGAAATGTCTTGCAGTTCAGCAGGTAGCGCTAAAAACTCTCTATTTATTTTATCTATTTCTTTTTTATTCTCTGATACAATTTCGCCCGTGATTAAATTTACTATATCAGATTCCTTTTTAATCTGTGTGGCTCTTATTGATTTTATAAAGGTAATATCTTTTTTTGTTGGATTTTCAACTTTTGATATTACATTTACATCATATCCGACTTTAACTTGTCTGTTTAATCTACGTAAATATAAAGAATATTCTTTGCTGTATAATTTATTTATATTCACAAAAAAACACCTCACTAATTACATTTTTTTATAACAACACCTTTTTCTATACGGGTGTAGCGTATGCTATCGCCTGGCTTTATGTCCAAGTCTTTTATGATTGACATTGGAATAATAACCCTGGCAGTATAAGAACCTTGTTTCTGTTTTGTAAACATAATTTTATACTTTCTTTCCTTATTTTCTGTTTTCATTTGCTATCACCTGCCCACTCACAAATATCGTGAATTTCAAATGCTTCATAAGCTAGACGCTCACACATACTAATAATCTCATATTCACTTGCCGTACTCATAGTTATGAGCATATCAGAATTATCTACATCAGTCATATGAATTTTTATATAATCAAAACAATTTTCTACTGACATATAAAATGAATCTGAACTAATCAAAATGTAGTCTACAAATTCCATATTAAGATTAAACCTTTTAAAAATTGATTTTTTACATAGAATCCAGTCTTTTATAATTCCTTTTAATTTTTC